GAAAGAAGTACAATCAAAAATCGCAGAAAGAAATCCTGGTACACCTTTCGCCGAGAGACACGGTAGAGCGTCAACTAAAGATATTAAAACAAGACAAGTATTAAAGAAACACGGAATACTACCGAAGTAATATGATATACAGAATAATTTTTTTATGCGTTATTGGAACAATTGTTAGTAATTGTAGTGCTGGGTTTAATAACCTATTCACCGTTGGTGGCATAAGTACAGCAGTTGTTAATAAAAACGCATATAGTATTGGTTATAATGCTGTGGACTTGGGTGTACAGATACAATCTGGTAAACCTATAAGGGTCCATATCATAGACAATATTAAGGAGGAAGACAAGTAATGGCAAAAAACGATATGCCTGATTATATGAGAGGTTTTGACCTTAATGATGATTGGGGTTTTACTCCAGTCACCAATAAACCTGTTGAAGAAAAACCAGGTGTTGATGAAAAACAACTAGATTCAAAGTTTGAAGGTACTAACATAGAGTTAGCGAAAGTTAAATCAGATGTTGGTTCTATTAAAACTATGATGAACGAGATAATGCAAATAGTTGCTGAAAAGGATACTATTACTAAAGAGATAACTACAGAAGAAACAAAAGAAAGATTTAAAGAAATTGAAAAGATTATATTACCTTTCTTATACAATCTTTCCAAATCAGAAGAGCCATATATACATTGGCCAAATAGAGGACCTATAATCAAAGCACAAATTGATAAGATATTAAAACTAACAAGGGGGTAATTTATGTCGCTTAAAGCGAAACATAAGGAACTGAAAAAGGAAGTATTAATAGCTGAAGATGTAAGACAACAAAGACGAGGATATAATTCGTGGTTAAGATTAAGAGAACTTAAAAAAATGAAACTAAAAGCGAAGGATAAATTAAATGAAATTAAGCAAAAACTTTAGTTTAAAGGAGTTAACCACTTCTCAAACGGCTGAAAGGAAAGGGATTAATAATAATCCCAATGATGACCAAATTACAGCATTGCAGAAATTAAGTGAAAATATTTTGCAACCTGTAAGGGACCATTATGCAAGTCCAGTCACCGTATCAAGTGGGTTCCGCTCCGAGGAACTTTGCGTAGCCATAGGAAGCTCCGTAAATTCACAGCACGCCAAAGGCCAAGCCGCCGATTTTGAAATTTTTGGTGTGCCGAATGCGGAATTGGCAAAATGGATTATGGAAAATTTAGACTATGACCAATTGATATTGGAATACCATAAACCAGACGAACCAAATTCTGGATGGATTCATTGCTCTTACAAGAGTCCAACAGATAATAGAAAGAGTACATTAAGAGCATTTAGAGACGATAAAGGTAAAACTCAATATGTTGAGTATAACCCTAATTGAACGCTCGGTATCGTAAGTAAAGACGAGGTTAATGATATGCTTATGAATAACAGGTCAAGCTAGGTGCTTGACATTGTGCTCGTGTGATGATATAATGATTGAAATAAAGGAGTAATATAATGGCTAAAGAATTTAAATTTGTTGATGTGAATAAATCACTTCTGCCAACTACTAAAGGTCGGAACCAAGATGGTTTCAGATTTTACGAGATAGATGGCAAGAACTATCCATCAGTAACCTCAATCCTAAATATTAGAAAATCAGATGGTCTAAAGGCCTGGAGAGCTAATATTGGAGAAGATGTAGCGAACTTTGAAATGAGACGAGCTGCTAAAAGAGGTAAATCTACTCACACATTAGTTGAGAACTATTTAAAAGGCGAAACGCCTGGTGAGACTTCTGTATTACCATTAGGTCTGTTTAGACTTATGAAACCCTACCTAGACAATATTGAGAATATACATTTGATTGAAGCGATAATGTATAGTACTAAATTGACGCTAGCAGGTCAAACTGATTGTATTGCTGACTATAGAGGTAAACTATCAGTAATAGATTTCAAAACAGCAAACAAAGAAAAGATTGAAGATTGGGTTGATAACTATTTTCTTCAATGTACTGCCTATGCAGTTATGTATGAGGAGCTATTCGGTAAACCGATAGAGCAAATAGTTGTCCTTATCGCTGGGGAAGATGGTTCAATGCAAGAGTGGATAAAAAATCCTAAAGATTATTACGAGGAATTAGACAAATCTATAAAAAGTTTTTATAAATATTACGAAGGCGTTATGGCCTTGCGTAAGTAAAATAAAACAATAGAGCAGAAGTCAAATAATTATTAGTTAACGAAGTGAGTTGTTTCTGTCTAATTAAGGAAAGATTAGATGAACATATTTCACAATCCCATAGAGAAATGGATTATAGTTGTGTTAGTATCAATTATGGTACTATTAGGATTTAAGTCAGTAAAAGCTGACCACAACGAAAGTATATTTTTTCAAACTACAGCACCGATATTATGTGCCTCTTATGACGATATGACAAAGTGGCTAGAACATAATGACTTTGAAATAGTAAGTGTTGGAATTGGAAGAAAAGGTGGGGTAGCAGATGGAGAACCTGTATATATGATACAAGGTTATAAGAAAAAGGACAAAGATGTCTTTGTTTCTAGTGTAGAAACTCCAGATGGAGTGGATAAGTGTTTAATGTATAACTTATTTGACTATAAAAGAGTAGAAGAACTTGAAAAAGGATTTAAATAAAGGAAATATGAAAACAATTGGATTGTTTTTGATTGCATTATTTTTTGTTAGTGCCTGTAGCATAAAAACTCCTAGTGTTAAACTTGGAAAGAAATGTATGATTAAAGGTGATGAAGTGGTATATTCATATGTATGGATACACGATAAAAATTTACCATTACAAGCTAACAAAGAAACTTGCAAACAAATTGAAAAGAATTAGTCGTTGAAAGTGTTGTAATAACTGGAGAAGACTTGGGTGCAATTCCCAACACCTCCACCACTCACTTTAAACATATACCATTGGTGTATGCTTATGGGGGGTGATACAGGTTCGATTCACAGATTAAAGAACATTGGAGATTAATAGTTGGAGAACTTAAAACTCATTTTTAACTGGCAATAATACATTTGCCCTTGCTGCCTAGTTAATAGGCAACGGAGTTTGGTGGACACTTGGCAACAGAAGTCCACCTTTAAACACAAATAGGACAACACTAAAATGTTAAAAGAAACTTTTTTTATGATAATTGCTATTCTAATTGCGTCTGGAGAACCAGATGAAATTAGACATCATCCAGGATATAAGTTTGAAACACTTAAAGAATGTACAGATTTCGTTACCTTAAATTATCCTTCATTATATACTGGATTGTTAATGACACTAGCACAGGAAGGTTCTAATAAGATGATAAATTCTATTGCGTGTGGTGAATATGATATAGACCCTACCCAAATAAAGGCAGCTAAATTAAATAGATAGGTGCTTGACTTTCCGTAGGAATGTGATATAGTAGTACTATGAACTCAAAACAATTTAGTTTAGAAATAGAAACTTACAAAAAAGAACACAAAGGTATCTCTTATATGGAGGCCATTGTTGGATATTGTGAGGAAAGAAAGATTGATACTGCTACCGTTGGACCTTTAATAAACAAAGCATTAAAAGAAAAGGTAGCGTTGGAGTGTCAGAAACTTAATTTATTACCAAAGACTAGTGGAGTATTGCCTTTATGATAGAGGTAGCTTTTGTAAATAAAATGGGCAATGATATGTCAGTAGTAAATGCTGCTAGAGTGTCCTTTGCAAAAGTTAAAAAAGGCAAATTAGACGCCAAAGATGACAAGTTAATTAAGTACTTGGCATATTGGGGTCATTGGTCACCTTTTGCTCACGCTACAATGTCATTTAGAATTAAAGCACCTATATTTGTTGCAAGACAACTAGTTAAACATCAAGTTGGTTTAAGTTGGAACGAAGTAAGTAGGCGTTATGTATCAGATGAACCTGAACTATATAAGATAGACAAATGGAGAGGTAAACCTGTCAATTCAAAGCAAGGGTCAGCAGGTGAAGTTGAATTATCAGATTTAGCCAAAGTAAGTTATGATAAAATTATGGAGGGTTGTAAGATTTTATACGACCAATTATTAGGTGAAGATGTAGCACCAGAACAAGCAAGAGCAGTATTACCACAAACAATGATGACCGAGTGGATATGGTCGGGTAGTGTATATGCTTTTAGTAGAGTATGTAATCAAAGAATTAAACCAAATGCACAAAGAGAAACAGGAGAAGTTGCAGAACAAATAGTCAAAGTAATGGAACAACACTTTCCACTTTGTACTAAATATTTGATAGAACGACCAGAGTTGATTTAATATGTATGGAGGATTTGAAGTTTTTAAAATATGGTTGGCAGTAAAACTACATTTTACTACCAAGACTTATGATTACTTTACTTATGGAGGCAAAGTTAATTGCAAACTAGAAACATTTACAAAACGAAATGACAGATATTTCTTTCATAAACTCTCTAAAAAATATGACGCTGACCAAGCACTTGATTTCTTTGTTGCGAACTTCTTGGTTAGTGATAAAGCGTGGATTGGAAATCTTGCCAAGCAAGATGGTACCGATAACTATGTTTCTCATAGAGCTTATAAAGATAGTTTTAGTTATAATTTTAGGAGTGAGTGTAGGATTATTAGGGATACTTTGGATAATAACAACATTAAGTTTGATGATTTGTTTCTGGTTGATAGAGGCCAACATCCACCATTTTTCAAACTTCTCTCATCTAAAAGAATTAGCTATCAGACTTTTTGCGTATTTGAAAACTTCCTTGATTTCATTAAAAAATGGGATAAAGAGATTGTGGAAGGCGTAGTTTGGCCAGTTTTTAGTAAAAGAATAAAGAAATATCTGCCATTTATACGATATAATAGAACGCAGATGAAACTGATAATTAAAGAAGAATTAACATAGCACGGACTATTGACAAAGGTTGTAGAATGTGTTATATTGTTAATAATAGTATAAAAGTATTATAAATACTATTATTGAAATACGATTTATATTATGATACTTAAATACGAAAATACAAATACGAAATACATACAAAGGAGAAAATTATGGATTTTGAAACATTAAAAGATAGTCAAAAGAACTTTGACAAACTTTCAAAACAAATAGAAGCAAACCTCAATCCTGAGGACGCTTCCAAGACAAAAAACAAATACCAAGACGATAGATTGTGGAAACCAGAACTAGATAAGACTGGAAATGGTTATGCAGTTATTCGTTTCCTACCTGCTAGTAAAACAGAAGAAATGCCGTGGGCAAGAGTTTGGTCTCACGCTTTCCAAGGACCAGGTGGATGGTATATTGAAAACAGTCTAACAACTGTAGGCAAAAAGGATCCTGTTTCTGACTTGAACAGGGAACTCTGGAATTCTGGTGGTGAAGGTTCTGCTGAAAGAACTCAAGCACGCA